TCTTGAAGACTTCGACTGGTGCACGTACTCAACCGCTGGTCATAGCAATCACGACCGCCGGCCACGATACTTCCAGCATTTGTTTCGAGCTTCACGAGTATGCGCAGAAGGTCAAAGAAGGAAGCATTCAGGATGATACATTCCTGCCGGTTATCTATGCAGCTGATAAGAACGATGATTGGACGCAGGAGGCGACGTGGGCGAAGGCGAACCCGGGCTTCGGTACAATTTGCAAGAAGGACTACTTCGAGCAAGAGGTAAAGCGGTGCCAGGAGAACCCGCGCATGATCAACACCTTCTTGCGCTTGCACCTAAATATTTGGACAGCGAGCGAAGAACGGTGGGTGACCGACGAAGAGTTCATGAGAGGCGCGGCACCAGTAGACGAAGCATACTTGAAAACGCTACCATGCTATGCCGGTATGGACCTTTCTAGCACTAAGGACTTGACGGCTGTAGCGCTCATCTTCCGAGATGACGCCAACGACTGCTTTTATCTAAAGTGCCACCACTTTGTCAACGAAGACAAAGCCAAAAACAAGAGCCTCAGCGGTGGCGTTGACTACTACACCTACGAACGGTTGGGTATGGTAAGCATAACAGACGGCAACGTGACAGACATGCTTGCCGTGCGTCACCACATTATGCAGTTGGCTGAAGACTACGACTTGCAAGCGCTGGCGTATGACCGCTATATCGCGCACTTGGTAGTTCCGTTTCTTGATAACATTGAGTGCCAACCGTTTGGGCAAGGCTACGCCTCTATGTCGTACCCCACCAAACAGTTCGAGGTGTTGCTGTGTAAAGGCCAGGTCATCCACGGCGGCCACGATGTACTTCGGTGGCAGATGGGTTGCGTGCATTTGGCGCGCGACGAGGCCGATAACATCAAGGTCACAAAGAAGAAGAACAGCGAGAGCCAAAAAGTTGACGGAATCGTGGCCAGCATCATGGCAATGGGTTGTTACTTTAACAACGCACAAGAGGCGGAACCACTCCTTCAGGTGATAAACCTCTAGTGCTGGTTCATATTTTGGTTTAGTTGGTACGGGGGGCAAAGGCTCCCCGTGCTTTTTTACCTTGCAGGTATGGCAAATAGGCTTCAGAAGTTTGTAAAAGAAGCGCGTGCGCGCATTGGCCTTGATCGGCCTGAAGACATTATTGCCGCGGTCGGCCTGTATGGACCCACGACAGCGGGCGCCAATATGACCCACGACACAAGTATCCGTATCTCTACGGTTTACGCCTGTGTCTACAAGATTGCCAGTACACTGGCCTCACTTACTCTCAACCTGTACGTCACCGACGGGCGGCGCCGTGACCTCGTTGGCGAACACCCGGCGCTGGATGTCACCACCTACCGGCCCAACGCCTACGAAACCGCCTTTTACTTTTGGGAGAGCATCATTGCGCAGGCTGTTATGAAAGGCTGCGGATATGCAGTCATTGAACGCGGTGCCGGCGGTATTCCTGTGGCACTGACTTGCGTGGATACCGACCAAGTCGAGCGCCGCGTTTTAGACGGTCGGGTATTGTTCAAGCTGCACGATAGCACGATCATCGCGCAAGAGGACATGCTGGAGATTTGCAACCTGCAAAGGCGGTCACCTATCCAGCTGCACCGCGAGAACCTCGGACTGGCACAAGCCGCACAAGATTACGGTTCGCAGTATTTTGGTAACGGTGGCCAGATGACTGGCGTACTGTCCAGCGAGCAGCCGTTGAAGTCGGAACAGATGGAGGTACTGCAGCGCTCATGGAACGCAAGCAAGACGACAGCAGGCACCAAGCTGCTGCCTTTCGGTTTTAAGTACAACCGCATCAGCATCGGACCGGAGGAGGCGCAGTTTATTGAGACGCGCAAATTCCAAGCTGAAGAGATTTGCCGCATCTTCAGTGTACCGCCAGCGCTGGTACAGCTGGAGTCACAGACGACATACAACAACGTCGAGCAACAGAACCTGATGTTTGCGCGTCATACGGTCCTGCCATGGGCCAAGCGCATCGAGCAGGAGCTGGCCAGTAAGCTGCTTACTATGCGCGAGGCACGCAACCACTACTTCAAGTTCTCACTGAACGACCTGTTCCGTGGTGATATGCAGGCGCGGTCTAGCTTCTACACTCAGATGCTACAGAACGGCGTCATGAACATCAACGAAGTGCGTGCCACCGAGGAACTCAACCCAACACCAGGAGGCGACACGCATACGGTGCAAGTCAATCAAATTGCACTTGACCGCCTTGGCGCCTACTCAGACAAAATCGCAAGCGATGACAACGGACAATCACCTTCCTAACTACGTCAAGCGGACGTTACACAACGTAAGCCGCAGGACGGACAAGGCCACATACATGCAACTGGTGGCCATCTACACCAACACACCAGGCACCGACAAAGAGCGCATTAGTGAGGTGCGCAACTTTATCAGCGGTGTAGCTGAACGCAAGTCGCAGAAAGCAGAAGCCAACGGCGTACAGTTCCGAAAGGCTGAGATGCGCGCCAATGACGACGAGATGGTAGTTGAAGGCTACGCAGCTGTGTTCGATAGCGTCACCGACATCGGACCGTTCCAAGAGCGCATTGCACAAGGCGCCTTCTCTGACGTACTTGACGACGACGTTAGGCTACTCATCAACCATGACGGGGTACCATTGGCACGCACAAGCAACGGAACGCTGGAGCTGTCGCAAGATGACACCGGCTTGTTCTACCGCGCCAGCTTGAGCAACACGCAAGCAGGCAAAGACTTGTACGAGATGATTAAGCGCGGCGACATCGACCAAAGCAGTTTCGCGTTCACCATCAAGGAGGAATCGCGGGACGCTGATGATGTGCGAGTTATCGATAAGGTGGGGCGTCTGCTTGACGTTTCTCCTGTAACTTATCCAGCATATCAGGCCGCGTCGGTTTATGCGCGTGCTGAAGAGAAAAAAGAAAATGACTGATCTTCCCATCAAAGACCTGCAAGCATTGCGGTCACAATACGTCGACCAGCGCGAAGACGTAAAAAAGAGCGCAGAACTAGAAGAACGTGACTTGTCTGATACTGACGTAGCAGAGATGGAGCGCCTCGCTTCTGAGATTCGTAAAGTAGATGTCCAACTCAAGGTGAAGCGTGAAGACGCTAAGATTGCCGAGAGCGCTGTACTTGCTGGCGAGTCTTCACGCGGTGAGCAACGCGAGTACCAGCGGATGAACAAGCGCCTGGACTTGGCTGGTGCTGTTCGCGATTTGTCGCAAGGCAAGCGCGTAACCGGTGTTGCTGCTGAGTTCACACAGCAAGCGTTGAACGAGGTGCGCGGATCTAACGTGACCTTGAAAGGTCAGCTTAGTATTCCCGCTTCTGCCATGCGTGCTTTGGGTGACGCTGGTGATTTCGGTGCCGGTTCTGGTTTGGCTAACGCTCCTGGCTTTGTAGGTACACAAGTAGCTGACGGCATCGCTGCCTTGGCCGCTCCTACTCAGTTTGAAGCTATGGGCGGACGTGTGTTAAATGGCTTGACTTCCAACGTCAACGTGCCAATCGTGACGGCTGCTGCTACTGTTGCATCAGCTGCAGAAGGCGCAGACGTAGCCAACGCAGAGAGCACCATCGGTGCACGCTCTCTGACTCCTACTCGCTACGGTGCATTTGTTACCGTGACCGAGCAATTGATGCTTCAAGGCGGCCCCGCTGTTGAGAACCTCATCACGCAGGACATGGTCACGCAGCTCAACCGTCAGATTGACAAGGCTGTGTTTGACACCATCATCGGAGCCGGTGACGGTGACAGCGATGCAGCAGTAAGTACTGCAGCTATGTTGACCGGTGAAGCTGTTTTGGTTGCTGCTGGTGTTGACCTGAGCCAAGTCAAGGTCATTGCAAACGCTACCGCACACGCTTTGATTGCTGGTGAAGCTATCGTGAGCAACGTTGACCCAACAATCAACCGCGCAAGCGCTGGCAACTTCTCAGCTATGGGATACCCATACTACGTCACCGACCTGTTGCCAGCCAATGGTGTCGTTGCTGAAGGCACGTTGATCATGATGGACCCCAACCAAGCTGCCGTACTCGGACTTTTTGGGGGGCTTGACATCAATGTTAATC